TTAGCTGGGGGCAACATTAAAATAACTTTTGCAATTGGAACAAACCTTATTTCCCTGTCGTGTCATAGCTCTACTTGAATTTGTCAAATGTACTAATTGACGACTTGAATCCCAACATTTTACACAATACGGTTCTTTGTCATTTTGTAAAAAGTAAGCATCATTTTTAAAGGTTAATTGGTGCGAAATTTCATCTAACCTTTCAATTTCCTCTAGTTTCAATCTTAACTCTCTATTTTCGTCTAATATAGCATAGGCTTGTTGTTGCAATTCCATAAGCATTCCAACCGCTTCTGCATTGTTTACACCAATGAGGATCTCTTTTAGTGGAGATATATTGTCTAAAACACCCATTCTAACACTCCTTTTTTTACTTTTTTATACAAAAAACATTTCGGACATATCAAACTACAAGTATGAAAGATCTTAATTGCTGGTGACAAAACACATCACAATAATTAAACCGCCTAACATCCCTAATAATAAGCTTTTGAAAATTCTCATTAATTATTAGCCCTCACTTAAATAAATCCCAAATACTAAATGTAGTTTTCTTATAAATTTTGTTCTTTACCGATTTGGCAGGAGATTTAACAAACCCCATCCCTTTTTTGCCGTACAATGGATTGACAGACTTTTTCACTGCTCTTTTTGCTTTTCCTGTAGTTCTGGCGGAAATCGATTTCTTTATGCTTGGTTTTCTCATGCCAATCTTCATATAATAAGCTCCTTTTTATATTGATATTACCAATTAAGTATATGCTATCACTATCTGTACTTTAAGATGTCTCATATTGACCTCCTGATATGAAAGCTATAATATATTTTATTCTTTCAGAATCTCCGCAAAGTTTTTCTCTAAGAACTCCAATGTTTTTGATTTCAAAAAAAGATACTTGTCATTGCCCTCCCCCGGGTAATACACAAACCCTTCAGATGATTTTGAAATGTCGATTCTATTTCTATATCTAGGATTTTTTAAAACTTTCTGACTAAACCAATCATATTTTCTATTTATGCGATCAAGCACTTCTTTTAACGTCATCCACCGACCTAAACTATCCGCTTGAAGCAACTCTTCATACTCAACCTTAGAAATGATTACATAATCTTCTGGTACAAGTATTTTCGCTTCTAAAAATTGTTGCATAAAAGCTCCCTCTTTCTGATCGAATGACTGTAATATATTATTCTAGAAACAATTCTGGTCTAACCTTTTTAAAATAGAATGGTCTTCTTACTATAAAGTCAACTGCCGAATTCCCAGTTAATACCTTTACGTTGTTATGCTCGTTACTAACATTCTCTTTGTTGTCAAAGAATTTATTTTTGTACTCTGTAGTAACTTCTATACAGCTCCCTTTAACTACCATATTTGTTTGAAAAACTTCATTTTTACTATAGCCTTTACGCGGCTCATATTCGTGGCTAATTCCATCGAAATCACCATTTTCCAATGCTCTTAAAATTGCCGATCTATCCATTCGGTTCCTCCTTGTATTTCTTTACTTTCTCAATTACATAATACCTCTTTACACATACGTAATTCAAACTTTATTTGCAAAAAAAAGACACCCAGCCGATAAGCTAGGTGCCTTGTATTTATCCTCCCACGCCGGCAAGTGCTTGTTTGCTTGCACGGTAAAATTTACGGTTCATTTTGTTTAATTCACTTGGGTTATTCGCATCGACATTGCCAATGTGGATATGTTGTTCCACTTTGGAAGGCTGCACTTTTCCGCCAATACCTTTGCGTTTTTCTTCGTCTGATAACGGAGTAACAGTAGTCTTACCGTTTTTATTCGTAAGCAATTCTGGTCCAGCTTCACCTACGATCGCTTGGCCATTCAGTACATGACCGCCATCTGCCAAATAAGGCAAAGTAGAAATGCTAAAGCTTTTTCCGCCTACGCCAGGAACCCATTTCGGAATTTTAATGTTATTAAGACCACCTAGAAAAGCATTAATTAATCCAATCATTCCATTAAAAGGTGCTTTTGCCATGGCTGCAATTCCATCGAAGATACCACCGAAAATGTTTACAACGCCGTTCCAAGCTCGTTCCCAATCACCTGTAAATATGCCGGTTATAAAATCTATAAATCCGGTGAAAATTCTCTTGCCTGCATCGAAAAAGTTTTGGAAATTTTGTATGATTCCTCCAAAAATATTGCTAATGTATCCGCCCATAAAGTTAAACACTTCTACCGCTATATCAGAAACACCTTGGAAAAAGGCATTCACACCGTTCCTAAACCATTCAACATTGTTATAAGCCCAAACTAGCCCAGCGACTAATGCGGCTATTGCTATTACAGCTACGGCAAACCATCCACCAGATAATCCGAATAATTTGCCTAGCCCACTCCACACAGTGGCCAGATCTTTAACCCCAGCGGTGATCTTAGTAACGGAACTCATAAGCGTTCCTATGACAACCAAAGCTGGTCCGATTACTGCAGATATACCAGCGAGTGTAATAATCCAGTTCTTAGTACCTTGATCCAGAGAATTCCACCAGCCTTTAAAACTCTTCAAAGCATCGATCGCCATTTCAAAGAAAGGCAATAAGCTTATTTGGACGGATTCGCCGACGTCTGCTAAAGCAAACTTCGCATTATTCATCGCACGATTAGCCGCGTCAATAGGATCTTCTGTTTCTGCAAACGTATCACCAACTGCACCGCCGCTTTCTTTGGCTACTTTTGCTAAATCATCCAAAGTGAACGTTCCTCGTTTGATTGCATCAACCATTTTATCTGATCCTTTTCCAAATACTTCATTAGCAATTCTCAAAGCTTCTGTTTCGTCTTTTGCATTCAGTATTGAATCGATTGTTCCCTTTAATCCGTCTTGTAACGATAGATTGTCTTTGGCGTATACAACTGAAGCTTTAGACATTTTGCTTAACATTGTGCTTGAGTCAACCCCAGCTTGCTCAAATTTACCAATTAAGGTCACCCCTTCATCGAAACTCAATCCTAATTGTTTGATTTGAGGTGCACCATCAATCGCCTTCTTCATAAGGTCATCAACTGATTGTCCTGTGTTCTGGGAAGTTTTGGTAGTAACATCTAATACATCGTTTAAATCATCGTAGGATAGTTCATAAGCTTCGATCGATTGTCTAGCATAAATTGCTGCTTGAGAAACATCAGTATTATTGATATTGGCATATTTCAATAGGTAATCTGTCGAATCTTCCAGCTTCTTATCCATGAACCCAAATTGAGTATTGACTTCACCAATTGCTTCTCCGACTGTTTGTAGTTCTAAGTGAGTATTTGAGCCAACATTTTCAAATGAGGTAGACAAACGATCAGCAACATCGCCTGTTGCGCCTGTCTTTTGTATAATAGTGTCCATAGCTTCGTCAACTTCTGAGAATGCAGCTAAACCAGCAGCCCCAACTGCCATAATCGGCGCGGTAACGCCTACGGTCATTTTCTTGCCAACGCCCGCAACCTTTTCGCCAGCTTCTTCAATTTTTTGTAACTTTTTGGCTGTATCAATAGATACATCACCTTGTTCTTTCAATGCTTCATTTGTTTCATCCAAAGCGGCTTTTAATTTGTTTTGCCCGGTTTCGGATTCAAGCATCTTCTTATAAAGTTTTTCAGATTCTGCTGAATACTTGCCGGTTTCTTCAACCGATTTTTCATATTGTTCACGCAAAAGTTGAGTACGCTTTTCAGCAAGCGTCAACTGGGTTTCTAATTTCTTTTTGGTAACTGTCAACTTCTCAGTTGCAGTCGCATTTTTATCCATAGCAGACATCTGATTGTTGAATTCAGTTACTGCTAAGTTCATTTCACGATTGATCCCCTTGATCGTTTTAGAGTAATTGACTTCTCCATTTGTCTTGAAATTCAAGACAACATCGGTTTCTCTTACACTTCCTGCCATATTCTACTCTCATCTCCTTTGCATTTTCTGTCTTCTGATCGCAAGAAATTCGTCTTGCCTATTCTTCATTTCTTGCATTAATTTATCGTATTTCACACCATCTACTTCATTGCTTTCCTGAAATTCATTTATTAGGAACTCACAAATTTCCATTCTTTTAGAAAGCAAAGAAAAATAGCTTTTAATATACTCTCGATTAGAACTGTTCTTCTTCTGGATCAGCCTTAAATCTCGCTCGATCGCTTTTAACTTCCGAAGCAATTCTTTAAAATTAGAAATCGTTTCAAAAGATTTGCCTAAGTCAGTTTTTGCTGTGTGTTGATACCAAATGTTATCCGCCTTATCCCGCAAAAATTCTAATCTATTCATTTTTATCCCTCGCTCATTCTCTGGTTGTTAGAAAGTTCATAAATTCATCTACTTCTGGACTTCCTATTTTTGTTTTATCATTCTCGACTACCAATCTAAGCAATTCTTTAACTGCGGCAGTATATCTATTGATCATCGTGTTATATGTCTTGACTGAAGCCGATTCTTTGTAAAACTCTTGGCTGCCATTCTTGAAAAGTTCAATTGACCCATTTTTATTGATATCTTCTTCAAGTTCTGACAAAGTAACATTCATAAATGAAACTCGCTCAATCAAACCTTTGACTACTTCAGCGCTACTACTAGGTACTCCGTCCATCAATGTTGTTAGTCTTTCTTTCTCAGCCGCTATTCGTGCTTCTTTTGCTTTCTTTTTCAATGTTTGCCCCCCTCCCGTGTATGGCCCTGTGTGTTTTTCGGAGTTCCATCCCCGATTCCTAACCGATTTATTTTTTATAAAAATAACGGGGGGATAAATCAATCCCACACCGTTAATCATTTAATTTATTTTTTAATTTCAAATTTATTATTTGGCATGCCATTCAGTCTAATGATTTCATCTAAGTAATCACTCACTGATCGTTTAACATCATGGAAATAAGAACCCACCACCGAGGCGTAGCCCCATCCTCCTTTGTAATATTCTCGCTTAACATTATCCAATATGTTTTTGTTCTTAATGCCCAATACATCTACAAGTTGTTTCATTGAGCTGTTATGCGATTTAATTAACTGATCATTTAATTGTAACAGTCTAGTGGTTTCTGTTCCCAGTAAAGCAGTTACTTCAGCGAATCCTTTGTTGTCGAATAGTTCTTTTGCTTCAGACAATAAAGCAGCTTCTTTTCGGTTTGTTTCATTTTTCAACTGATTGATATAATTCAGATAGATACTATTGGTAATCTCACCACGCTCTTGATACGCCTCGGCAATCACCTTCTCAAGATCCTCAATATCCTTATTCGCTTCTTTGTTAGCCTTGAATGTTTCTAGGCTATACTTACCTTTTGCTGAAGCTTTCTTGTCTCTCTTTTCAACCAGACTGTCTAGCTCTTTCTCCAACTCATTGATATTGATATCGATCTCTTTTAATTCTTTTACCTCTGGTGTGGTTACTGTGTACTCTACTGTCATGCTTGATTCGCTCCCTTGATTTTTTCTTTTAGTTTACTTACTACTGTTTTCTTAGGTTCTTTGATCTGTGTTACTCGTTCTTTCTTATATTGAGCCAACAACTCTCTGCGGCGCTCGATGGCAATTTCATTTGTACTGTCTTCCTCGATCAGCTTATTTAATTCAACCAGCGATAGCTTTTTAATAGCATCTGGATTTTCTTCCAGCTCTTGCTTCATTTGTTGTTCTTCAAGGTATTCCTTCCATTCTCTATAGCTAAAGAAATCATCTTCTGTTTTCATTTGCCAACTCCTCTACTTTCTTACGAGTATCAGGATCTAACCCATTCGTGTTCTTTGCTACCAAGGTGAGCATTGCTTTGCGTTTAAACTCAGCGGTACAAATGCCTTTAAGCAAAACCAACTTCTTCTTATCAGCTAACAATCCATCCCGATCCTCATTTAGAGCATTCTCCACTTGCTCAGGACTTAGCCCTGTGACTTCGCACAAATGCTTCTGTTTGATTTTGCGTGTCTTCATAATCTCTACAATAGTCATTTACACTTTCCTTTCTGCTTAATCAGTCAAACCATATATCAATAAACTTTATATACTCGTCTCGAGGTTCCATTTTCTTTAATCGAAGGTACATCTTTAGCTGGCGACCCTGTGTAGAGTCCTGTTTAAATCTTTTCGCTTTGGATCTATCTTGCGTAAAGATATAAGAATCTGGATCCGCACGCTTTCCCTCGATAATTTGATAATCCTTCAAATAAATGGTCCCAACGCCTAGAATGTATTCCTCAAGTTCGTCAGCATCAATTTCGATAAACTCTTTTCTCAATCTATTAATAATAGTCTGTAATTTCGCCTCTGACTTGCTCCTGATTTTTCGATATTCAAGAACAGATATTCCTCTTCGGTCAGCCAATACTTTATCTGTTATAGGTATATAAGTTCGATAACCGTTATGCATATAACTAAAGTTGGCACCTTGTTCAGTTTCGTAATACTTCTCAGAAAGAATTAAAACATCTTCTTTTGGCAGCTCTTTTAAAGCAGTAAATAGCAAACGAGCATATCCTGCTGTATTCCCCTCTTTCAAATGATTTCTATTTACCACAAAGGCCTTCCATTGAGTGAGTATCCATTTTGGGCGAATGTCATAATCATAAACCACTATCCAAACACCTCCGCCATTAGTGCAATATTCGAAAACAAATCGTCTGTTAATTCAACCTTTTCTTGCGGCACTTCCCATTCATATCTGAACGCCATAGCTGTTTCTATCTCGTATATTTCATCGAGTGCTCTCTGTTTCAAAGATGGGCTTTCAACCCCTTTTAAAAGGCTCTCACGTTCAGTTACAGGCAATTCATCTAAGAAGTGCATAAAATGCTTGTGCCTAAACTTCCACCGCTCTATCCGCTTGTCAATGAGCATACACGCTTCAACGTTATCTGCTACTAAATAATCAATCTTGGGAGCTTTTGCATGGATAGCAATTTCATCATAGGCAATTCCTGTGCATAGGCTTTGGCAATAAAGCTCTTGCCTGATTAATCGTTTTTCTTGTTCCAGCTTTCTGATATAAGCCTCTATGTTCAAATAGCGGTTTAAATTGTATTCACTATCCATGCTTCCCTCCTAAAAAACAGTGTTTTATTATGTTGCGGCTTTGATCGTTGGTCTAGCTTGGGATTGTCATCATCTAGGACGGCTTTTTCAGCAACCGCAGTATACAGTTTTCAAAGGACAACTAATAATAAAAAACGGACACGAGACGTCTGCCATATTACTGGCTTTTTTCGTCTCATATCCGTTGGTTCTTCCTAATCAGATATTATTATTAAGTTGTCTTTATTATACCATATTCGAGCGATAAAATCTTTATAAAACGTTGATATATCAGCTTTTAAAACACTTTTTTCACTCTAATTTATTTGTTGTTTTCGTCTCATATCTGACTACTTGACCATCTTTTACGATCAGGATAATTTCCCCATATTTAGGTAACTCGACACCCACTGTTTTTGTTTGTTTATCAATATATAGTTTGTCCATACTCATTGTTCATTCTCCTTATTTTGCAATTTTTAATGATTCTTGCCAGTTTTTTAGATCTGCTTGTTCGATATTCGTGATTGTTTGTTCCATGCTCTTAAATTGGTTCTTGAAAGCTTGAAGACCAATAGTCCGTTCAGCTTCGTTGGTAGCGATAAACATGCCGCCTTCGTATCCTCTGACAGAAACAATAGGCACTCCTTTTGCTCGCAGCATTTGAATAACTGCTTTTACGTCTCTTTCTTCCAGATCAATAATTGAACATATATCAGGTACTTTGATTTTCCTTTCAAACCCTCTTGGTATTAATTCAAGTACCGATTGTTCAATAATCGTAAGTTCTTCCATTACATGCCTCCGCTCATTTTTTAATTTTCCTCAAACATTGGATAGTCATTTGGATAGAGATTATGACTTTTGAAATCCAAATCGTTTCTTGTGGCCAGCTTGATAATATAACCAGTTTTTTTAAACGGTGAATGTGGGTTAGTGCAATGCGCCACCCTATGTCCATCTTTCTTTCCGTGAAAATGCCATTTAAAACAATATGGACACCAAACTGCATATTGTGATCCTTTTTCATAAGCTAGTAAAATTGGATACGTTCTTTCCCTCTTGTTAGTTCTCATAAAGTTCACTCCATTCGTTTCTTTATTGAATAATAATTTTTCTGAGTTACTTGTCTGGACATTGTCTTAATATTGTCTGGACAATGTACTATACACCCCTTTCTAAAGTATCATTCCTGCTATTACCCCCATTTCCTCGGTGCCAGAAAAGAATCTATTAATATTTCCATCACCATAGTTTTCCTCTTCAAAATATCGATCGATTAATTCTCTCCAATCCCATGTTTCTAAATAATCCATATATCTGATCATTACTTCTATCTTCGTAAGTTGTTTATGGCTTATTCTGGGATGAAACTTTTGTAGAGTATCACGATATTTTTCAGAATATCCAACAATTACATTTATCACCCGTTCTGATTCCTCATCTACGATATCAAGTCCTTTTAATATTGACTTATAATCATGAATGAAATAAGTAGTTGTGAGCTCTTTTTTCTCAGAAAAAGAGTTATCCTTGTCGTCGTCAAGGTTATTGTTTTTTTCAGTATTATTAATCTCAGTATCATTAGGTCGGATATATTCCGACTCTTGAATCGGAGATTCTACGATTCCGTAATTTATCTTACATACATATATCTTGTTAGGTTTATTCAACCCTTGTCGTTCTTCCTTGATCAAATCAGCCTTGATCAACTCTTTAAATGCGTTCGTCACTGGCTTGTCTGACAAATTAAGCATTTCTCCTACATGCTTCCTAGTAAATAGCAAGAAAACTTGCCCATATTCGTCAATCCAATTATTCGTTCTTGATAATTCCTTTCTATCTAGCAAGAACGAGTAAATCATTTTTGCACTTATGGATAAGCCTTTATAGGATTCATTAATAAAAAGCTCTTTGGGCAATTGATAGAATCGGTGTGAGTTTTCTTCCGCTACTGTATAGACATTTTCATACTTCATTTGCGGCCTCCTTGTTTGGATAGAGCGCATCAGAGACAGCTTGTATTTGCCCTCGGATACTTTCTAAGGCCTCACCTATTTCGTCATGCACTCCAGTTCCCAATTGTTTGTTTAAAGAAAATGTATCTTCAGTTACTCGTGAATATTCGATATTCTCGATAAGATGCTCGATGATTTTTAAATCATTTACTCTTGCTGCAAGGTTCTTAGAACTGGCCAGTAACTTCTTTTCATTCATTGTTAGATCCTCCTTGTTCCAAGTTGATCGCGTAACCCTCCGCATCAGCCGCATGTCTTCCTGATAGCTCTAAAATAGATACTAGCAATGCATTTGCCATGTTTAAATCTTCTGTAGTAATAGTTCCTTGCGTCGACATTTGATTGTCAAAAAAAGCTTTAAACCCCTTCAAAGCAAAGTCAACATTAAATGCATCAGTAACTAAATTTTCAATTCCTAAAATATTTTCCATATTTAGTGCGCTCCATTCTCTAATTGTGATATACTAGAGAAAAGAATATAGGTATAATACCTACTTGTTTGCCTTTTGCTGATTCTCGCCAAAGAATTCTACAGCATAGGCTTTTTTCTTTCCTCTAGACATTGCATTCTCCTAAGTTTTTGCCATCTTTATTTTAAACAGCTTCTCTTGCGATCTCAGGCGCTTTGAGCGTTGTCTGATAGATTACTCCATTATTATCCAAAACCCCCTTAATCTGATCATAAGACATCCCTAGACTTACCATAGTAGCTATCTGTCCTTCTCTTTCGTTAACAGCTTCCAACTCTTCCTTCGATAAATAATCCATGATAGAAAAATTTTTATTTACATTACGTGCTTTTTTGATTTGTGTCGCATTAAATCCAATTGCTGACTTGTAACAAAGGTTAGTAAAATGTTTATAGAAATGATGGGAAAAATCTGCTTCTTTTATGGCATCAGTCATGGATAATCGAACTTTTTTGTTCCTATCTCTTTCTATGCGCCTAGCAATAAGTTGGGCTTCCATTGAATAGAATTGTTGGACCAGCTCAACTTTGAAATCAACAACCTTAGGCGAATTGTCTAGAAATACAATCAGCAACGTTGCTTGTTCCCTATTCAATCGATAAATTTTCTTTCGTGCCTTTCCTGACGGTCGGATTTCAAATCCGAGCGTTCCAAACTTCTCCAGTCTTTTTTTATGAACTCTAATTAGGCGAGTTACGCTTGATCGACTATTCCCCGAATACTCAGCGATAATTTCATCAGTGGTAAAAGGTTCTTCATTAATATTGTTCGATTCCAAAAATACTAGTTCATTCACTGGACCACCTCCGCATATTTTTTGATTCAAATTATCTTTGAATTGTTTTCGATATCATTACTTTGATATAATTAATTTAAAACTGGTGGTGCTTATATGGATCCTTACGTAAGTATTGATAAGTCAGCTATGAAAGCTCTCAAATACATTTATAGGAAAACACATTACTTATCAAAACAAGGTGTTTCTGAAGAAAAGTTGAGAAAAAAATTTCCCAATTTAGGAACATCATTTTTTGTGATTAAATATGTTAACGCTGGATTTCTCTTAGGAAAAGATAGTAAGGGGAATTACTTTACAGAATGTCCAATTCCTTTCTCTTCAGACTCAAACTACCGTTATTACACAACAAACATTTCGAATAAGTTGGTTGAGGACAAAAAGCGAACAAATATGCTATTTTGGTTTCCTTACCTTCTAACTACATTTATTGCTGTAACAAATCTATTCGTTAGTATCGTTACTCATAAATCTGAGATCGTCGAGTTCTTTAAGATGCTGTTCAATTAGCAGCGTCTTTCTTTTTTCAACGGCCAACTCTATAATTCCAAGAGCATGTTGTATTTCATCTTGTTTGGTTCTCTTGCGAAGCCACCCTGTTGAAATAAGCGGTAACTCGTCATAACCTAGCGGCTTTGGCAATCCTATCTCTTCATCCCATTCATATTTCCTGAATTTATCTCTCGCTTCTATCAGTTTTCTAAGGGATAATACATTCGGATTAAAGTTGATTTCCACTTGGCCCATCTCCTTGTCAGTTTAATTTATCGCCTCAAGCATCCCATTCAATTCCTAATAGCATAGCCAACAAATCAATTTCACGATACAAAATATCTTGATACTCATTAAGGGTTAGGTTTCCCTCTATTTCTGCGGTTGCAAGTTCGTTTAAACTTTTCACAACAGAGGTAACCGTTGGCTCTTCAGGTACCAATCCTTGACACTCCATTTGTTCGTGCAAGGAATTATAAACATCAGTTAAATCTTGCCCCTCGATATTTGCTAATTCTGCCGCTGCTTCCTTTGAAATGACTTCTCGTAAAGCTTTTTCGATTGCTTTGTTTTGTTCAAAATCCATAGTTTTCTCTCTCCTTTTTTGTATTAATTGTCAGTTGTATTTTCGACATTTTTAATGTCGCTATACTAGCCTTCAAAAATTGTTACATGCATTTTGTAAGTGTTTCTTGTCGGAACCCAATCTATTTTGGCGTTGGTGGTATTTATTTTGATTTCAAATACTTAATAATGTCTGATTTGAAAAATACTTGTTTGCGTTCACTTAACATTTTCCCTTTAGGGAAGTTTTGATCAGCTAGTAACTCTTCAAGGTAAATAGCTGAAACTCCGAGCCACTTTTGCAACGCTACTTTAGTTGTTAAGATGTCCGAATCAACTTTGCTTGCGTTTCTCGCCGCCACAATTGCCTCTATGATCGCTTCAAAAACACTATCGGATATTTTGTTTCAACTGTTCATTAGAAAGCGTGTGAGACACTTCTAATTGCATTTTTGGCACTTCAGCCGCTTCCATTTAATCAACTCCTGTATATTTTTTCGACTTCTCGTTAATCAGCCAATCCACCAATTTTTTATAGACCGATTTTCGAACGAACAAAACCTGCTCATTTTCTACTTTACCTAGTGTTTTAGCTGAAATCCCTGCTTCTGCAGAAGCTTGAGCAAGTGTAATATTTTTTCTTGCGCGTCGTTCTCGGAGCTTCGCAGCCATTTCTTTGTCAATTTCAAACATCCCCCTCACCTCACTCTCTTTATGTGAGTATAATACACTCTCATTTTGTGAATGTCAACAAAAAATTCTCAATTCGTGAATTTTAACTAGCTTTTTTACCTTGGTTCTGTATAATAAAGCTAAAGATTTATAAAAAGGGGTTTTTTTATGGCTAATAGAATTGGTGAATTAAGAAGAGGTAAAGGTTTAACCTTAAAAGAAATGGGTGAGTTACTCAATATTAGAGACAATACTTTAAGTCAATATGAAACCGGAAAGAGAGAACCGCAATTAGGGACGATGATTGAGATCGCAAATTTCTTTGGTGTTTCTTTAGAATATCTAATGGGTAAAACGGACAAACGAGATTATCCATTAGATACTGATGATGATGCAATCAAACTTTTACAAAAAATAGAAAGTAAAGAAATCTCTTACTATGACATTTCCACTGAGACTTCACTCAAATTAGCATTATGGTCTGTTGAAAATCAAAAATTATTAAAAGAGAAGTATCCAAAACTATTTGAACAAGCTAGCTTCATTATTAATCACATTCAAAGCGAAAATCGTTCTTTAAAGTGGTACACAGACTTAAGAAAGAAAGATAATGCTAAATTAGACAGAATTATAGAGTTACTGGAGTTAACCTTGGATGACGAATTTAATGGCGCTTCAGTAAGTGACGTATTAGAATTTTTAGAAGAGTCTGAACGCATATCGTATGAAGATTTAAAAAAGACATTAGAATTCATGAGAAATTGCGATGACGATACCTTAGAAGATTACTAATCCTCCCACACGTTCAGTACTGGTAAGAAATACAAAGACACGCAACTTTCATATCTACTCTAATTGGCGTTGGTGGTAGATAGGAGTACAAACATGACAAAGATACAGAAGTACACAAAGAAAGACGGATCAACAGCGTACGAATTCAATGTATATCTAGGAAAGACAGATAATGGAAAGAACATATATCGAAGAAGAAGAGGATTTGCAAATAAGAAACAAGCACAAATTGCTTTGTCCAAGATAATTGAGGAATACGAGAATAACGGCTTATCAAATAAGCCTACTGTTATCACTTTTAAGGATTTGTATGATAAATGGTTAGCTCAGCATAGACTGAATGTAAAACCCTCCACAATAGCTTTGAATAGGCGTTTTGTCGAAGGTCATGTATTGCCGTACTTAGGAAATGTTAAGCTTGCATCTATAACGGTTATTCAATGCCAGGACTTGGTAAACAAGTGGTTCAAACAAGGTTATAAGCAATACAACTATTTTCGTAAAGTCACCGCTCAAATAATGCGGTATGGTGTGGCCATGGAAATTATGGATAGCAATCCAATGTCTAAAACGATTCTTCCAAGAGCCAAAGAAGAAGAGAAAAAACTGCAGTATTACACTAAAGATGAACTAGCACATTTTTTTGATTGTTTAAAAGAGTTCGGTAACTTTAAACAATATGCTTTTTTCCGCTTACTTGCATTTAGTGGTGCCAGAAAATCAGAGTTGCTTTCTTTACAGTGGAAAGACATTGATTTGGCTACCAAAAGCGTCTCTATAGGCAAGACACTAGCCCTTGATGAAAATACCAATATTATTATTCAAACCCCTAAAACAGCTTCTAGTACACGATCAATAAGCCTAGATGCTGAAACAGTGAAAGTCTTGGCCAAGTGGAGGGCGGTACAAAGAACAGACTACTTGAGCATGGGTTTCAATACTTCTAGCTATGATCAATACATCTTCACCAATGAGCGCAATGAATTGTATTATCCTCAAGTTGTGAATGACTGGCTAAAGTATTTGATAAAGAAATATGATCTGAAAGTAATATCTCCACACGCTTTCAGGCATACTCATGCAAGCTTATTGTTGCAAAGCGGCGTTCCTGTAAAAGAAGTCAGTGAACGATTAGGCCATAAAGATGTGAAAATCACTCTAGAAATTTATACTCATGTAATGCCTGAAGAAGCAGAAAAGACCGCTGATAAATTCGCCAATTTTGTTGGCTTTTAA